CGCATTCGCGACAGGTGTGGTGTCCGTATCGACAGGCCAGTTGTCCGATGCATTCGCAGCGGTGGGTACTGCCTTGGCGCCGTAGCGCCGCACGGCAGATGCTGTTATCGTCCACAGCGAACATTCCTTTCACCCTCGCAAGAGGGTCATCGTGGGTTGATGAATAGGGAAACTGAGAGAGCCACCGGGTTTGCGTCCGGTGGCTCTCTTGTATTCAGGAACCCCCAACCGGGAGTCTTACGTTACTTCAACGCCGCCAGGCCGGAATCAGCCGCTGCCCGAGCGGCAGCTTCGTTGCGCTCGGCTTGGCGCTGTTCCCAACGACGCTGCCGTTCGGCTCGCACCTGGCAGTCCCGGCAGTCGTAAATCTGCTTGCCGGTCGAGGGGATGAACGGATCGTCGCAGAACGCACAGCGGCGCTCAGGCAACGGTGGCTTGGGTGCTGGCATCAGCAATCCTTTCCGTGGGGAGAGGCATCCCGCAGTTGAGGCACTCGTAGCACCCGAACCACGGAATCTTGTACGGACGTGGCGACTCGCATCGACACGGTCCGAGGTAGGTCGGCATCCCGTGGTTGCCCGGCCTCGATGGTGGCGACGTGGTTAGCTCGGAGGAACTCCTTTCTGATTGCCGCGTCGCCGTGGCTGGTAACTGGTCGCGCCACATGTAGAAGTGGTTGCGACAGAGATTGCGTCTGAACGCCTTGGCGTAGCAGCCCGGAGTCGAACACGTCACCGCTCGACCTCGCGGTAGATGTGGTTGCCGTTGTCTTCGGTCGCTTCCCATTCGAACACCATCTCGTCGTGGAGTACCTCGTCGGGCTTGGCGTCGTAGTCGAGCGTGTCGAACACGGTGTCGTCAGCGAGCAGCAGGATGATCATCAGAACAGCGCCTCCTGTTTCCAGTTGACCCCGGTGCGGGTGAACGCTTCCACGCATGGTCGGCAAGCGAAGCGTTGTTCGTATCGCTTGCCGGTCATCTTCGAGCGGTTGGCCGCAGCCACCCAGGCCGTGATCATCTGGAACATCTGGCGCTCGTCGAATGAGTGCCCGCAACCTTCACACGCCCGCTTCATGGTTGCCCTCCTGGTGCCATTGAAGATGCTGTTGCATCCGGCCGGTCTCGTCGCGAGGATCGAGCAGGATCGCAGCCCCGCATCGTTCACATGAGACCAGCGCGACACGCGCCCCCTCTGCTGAGAGGGCGGTGCCGCTGCTGAACTCGACGGCCATCAGTTGTCGAGCGCGCTTCATCGGTGCCCCGAGAGAACGATGCAGGTGCGGCACTTGCCATTGCGATTGTTGTTCTTCAAGGGATGTCCTTTCCGACAGTGGGTTGGTCGGAACCACGGTGAGCGAGCGCAGTTCTCTGCGTGCGTGACGGGTTCCAGATGATCAGGGTTGCAGCACAGCGGCACACGACACAGGTGGTCGAGCGTGAGTCCTGCAGCGATTGGTCCGACGAGCATCTCGTAGACGACACGATGGACGAGGTATCGCTTGTAGTTGAGGGTGATGTGCCCGTAGCCGTTCGACGACGCTCCGGTCCACAGCCAGCATGGACCGGAGGCGTCGATGCGATCCCACAGGCGTCGTTCAAGTGGGGCCGTTCCCACGGCTAACTTTCAAACAGGTCGTCTGCGTTGACCGAGGACACCGGAGCCTTGTACTGCGCCTTATACAGCTTGGCGGGGTTGTAGCCCCGCGTCTGCGGCTTGGCGGTTCCGGTGTGGACGACGGCGAGTTGCGCGCCCTCGTCGATCGAGTTGCAGCCTGCGGCCTTGACCGCCTCTGCGATCGCAACCTCCATCGAGGTTCCGCTGCCGGTGGCAGCCTCGTGGTTGCGACCGCCCTTGGCGTACAGAGCGCGGATGCCGTCGTCGTCTTCGTCTTCGTGAAGATCGGTCTCCAACTCGATGTAGGTGATCATGCGCGGCGAACCGTCAGGCCAGGTCTCCATCTGGCCGTTGTCCATGTTGCGCTGTTGGCGACGCTCCACCAACTTGATGCGACCGGAGACCTTGTCTCCGATGTTGTCGGCCGACCACGCCTTGGCGCCGCCTCCGAGTTCGGATAGTGCGAGTCCCATCTACTTTCCTTTCTTGTGGGCTGGACCAGTCGACTGGATTGCCGCTGGTCGTGGTACGAAGCCAAGTGAGAACTCGGCCTCGATCTGATTGAGCACGCTGATGATCACATCGACCTGTCCAGCGTGTTCGATTCCTTGTTTCGGTGTTGGCACATCACTCGGCCACACCAGGGTCAGTCGTTTGCGGGCTTGTTCATGAGCGCCGATCTGTGCCAGCCGCTCACGAATCCAGCCGATCCAGTCGTCGAGTGAGCCGCCGTCCATGCTCGTAGCGTCATCGGGCGGCGGCTCATCGAGAACCGTAGCCGGGACGACGTAACACGGTGCCACTGTCTGATGGGTGACGGCAGGGTCGTCGGGTCGACCGCAGAAGCAGGTCGGTTTCGTGGCCGAGAGTTGGACGTGGTTGGCGAGGTTGACGATCGGCATGTCGAACTCGCCCGAGCGCCACATCTTGCGCCAGGTCTTGACCATCTGCACGATGTAGGCGCCGTGGGCACCGACTTCCAGATCGACCCACAGGAACTCGCAGGTGCCGGGGAACTCGGCGGGCATGTGGACGACGATCCCCCACTTCTGATTGATCGGCGGCGTCGCCAAGAACTCGTCGTTGAGCACGTCGTAGAACTCGCCCGAGGCGTAGAGGTAGGTCTGCACGGCGTAGGCGGGCTTCGAGTACTCCAACTTCTCGCCGGTCTTCAAGTCCGCGATCACGAGGGTGCCGACCGGCAGCACATCGCCATCCGGCGTGACGAGCGGCGAACAGACTTCGTACAGCCGGTCGGCTGTCCCGGCGCAACGGTACTGGCGGTTGACCGTGTGGAACTCGGTCCGCACCGTCGACAGGTTGAGTCGCGTCATCTCGTTCATGTACGCCTGCAGCGAATCGAGGTAGGGCTGGGGCGGCGAGAACGACATGTCTTGCTCGAAGCGCACGCTCATCGCGTGCAGCGCCGTGCCAATGTCGGCGCGCTCGGCGCCGCGCCCGGCGCTGATCGAATCCTCACGCAGCTTGGCCTTGGCTTCGCGATCGTTGGCGTCGTCGAGGTTGATCGCACACCAGCGCGCTTGCAGCGCTCGATCGCGGGCGACACCGAAGCAGCCCCGGTCGATCTTCCAGTTCACCAACGCCGACTCGTCATCGAGTGGCTTGGCGAATGATGACGGCCGCGAGTAGCGCTCGTTCTTCCCGTCGACCAGCACCATCGGCGCCCCGTTCGCACGGCGGTAGTCGTTGCGCGTGGTGGGTTCGAGTTCTTCGATATCAATCGGCATCGAGTGCTCGTTTCGTGAATCGGTTGACGATGGCGACGATGCCGGGGTGTTCGGGGTTCACGTCGTAGACCAGCAAGGCAAGTTGGGCCAGTTCTCGTTCCATCTGCGTTCGTTCCTCGTCGCCAGCGATCGTCGCCAGCATCTGACGGAACTCAGTATGAAGAAGGGCTGTGACAGTCATCATTTCGGACCCCTCCGGGAGAACTCGGTGATCAGCAGCGCGTCGGCGCGATTGTGATCGCGCTTGCGCTTCAACTCGTCGTGTAGCTCGGGGAACAACTCCATCGCCCGGTAGCGATGGGCTTCCTTGCGTTCGGCTGCCTTGACGTTGGAGAGGCCGGTCGACTGCTGCCACTCCTGGGGCTTGACCCGGTGCAGGGCACAGTCCGACAGCAGCACCGTCGCCACGATCAAACCGACGCAGCGTCCCATCGAGAAGTTGGCAAGACTGCCGTTGCTACCCACGGCCCGGTTGTCTTCGAGAGTGACCGATCGCACCCCCCAGGCATCGAGAATCTTCGAGAGGGCAACCGGGTCAATCCCGAGTGGTCCTGACGGTAGGTCGAGAACCTCGGCGCTGCCACCATCGGTGTCGATGAGTGCGATTGCTCCTGCGACACCGGGATCAATGCCGCAGAACCTCATCGCCGTTCGGGCGGGTTGGCGCGGATCAGGGTGTTGATACAGAACCGGTTGAGCGACAGCCCGGCTTCCTTCGCCTGGCGGATCAGTTGCTCTCGGTAGTGATACGGGACCTTGATGTTCAACTGCACGGTCACATCGAGTGGGTCCATCGGAACCCGTTCGTCGATCGAGTGGAGGTTGTCTGTAGCCATAGGTATAGCGTACCATACGCTACTCCCCCTGTCCAGCCTATTCTGATCCGAATAAGCTGGGCAGACGATGAAGGGCGAAGCTGAGAAGAAGCAGCGATTCATCGAGTGGCTTTGCAGCCCCAAGCGTGATCGCGACCCAGGGACACAGCAGGAACTCGCGCGCCGCCTGCGCGTCAGCGCGGCCACGCTCGGGAACTGGAAGAAGGACACCGAGTTCTTGAAGGCGTGGGAGAACTACTACCTGCAGACGATCGGTTCCCCGGAGCGCAAGCAGACGCTGATGGACACGCTCTACAAGACCGGGTCGGATGCTGACGATCCTCGCCACGTTCAGGCCGCGTCGAAGTACCTCGAAATCGCGGAGGGGCTGCGGCCGGTGACGCTGGTGCAGGTGACGGCACGCCCCGTCGAACAGTGGACTGACGAGCAACTCGACGAGGCGATCGCACGTCGCGCCGAGCAGGAACGCGGACTGCGGCTGGTTTCAAACGAGGGAACGTGAGTCTGCGCCCGTCGCACTCGGGGTTCGAGCCACGCACGCGCGACCCCGAGCGGCGGGACTTCTTCGACCTGCGCCGTCGCCTCGCCAAGATCGAGGGCGATGCGGCCGGTGGCGGCAGCCCGTTCGGTGACGAGGTCTTGATCAGCCCCGATGATCCGGGGGTCACGTCCGGTTACGAGTTGTGGTACGACACCGACGCTTCGATGACCGTGCCCTGGACGGCGATGACGTTGCTGGCTCCGTGGGTCAACTACGGCAGCGGCTATCAGAATGCGCAGTACCGCAAGGTCGGTGACATGGTGTACCTGCGAGGGCTGATCAAGAGCGGGACGGTCGGGGCGGGCATCTGGAACATCCCGGCTGGGCATCATCCGCCGACCTACCACCACATTGCCGGGATTGCCAACGACAAGATTTGCAACCTGCGTCCTGGCGGGGGCGTGCTGGTGATGACGGCGGGCGATGCAACTCAGTGGGTCAGCCTCGACAACTGCTACTGGTCGGTGACTGCCTGATGGGCGTGTTGAAGGCCAAGGTCAATGGCGCCTGGATCGACATTGTCGGCCTCGGTGCTGGCCCGCCCGGACCAACGGGACCGGCCGGTCCGACCGGCCCGACCGGCGCGACCGGCGCCCAGGGTCCGCCTGGCGCGACCGGTGCGACCGGTGCCCAGGGTCCGCAGGGCACGCCTGGCGAGAAGTGGTTCAGCGGCGCGGGCGCGCCTTCCGGTGCGACCGGCATCGTCGGGGACTTCTACATCGACACCACCAACGGCGACTTCTACGAGAAGACCGGCGCAACGACGTGGACCAAGATCGGTACCTTCACCGGTCCTCAGGGTCCGCAGGGCATCCAGGGTCCGATCGGTCCGCAGGGTCCGCAGGGCATTCAGGGTGATACTGGCGCGACCGGTGCCACCGGTCCGCAGGGCGATACCGGTCCGCAGGGTCCACAGGGCGCGACCGGCGCTCAGGGCGCGCAAGGCGTCAAGGGCGACACTGGCGCCACTGGTTCGACCGGTCCGCAAGGCCCGGACGTTGTGTTCGTCGGCCCCGCTCAGCCCGCCGATCCGAATGTGTTCGACCTGTGGATCGACAATGACGATCCCGACATTCCGTTCTCGCAGGTGCCGACGACGCGGATCATCAGCACGACCGCGCCGTTGACCGGTGGCGGCGATCTGTCGGCGGATCGCACGTTGGCGTTGGCGGCGTCGATGCCGCGTGGTCTGATCGTCAAGCATGAACTCACTACTGCGTTCTCGACGACTGGCACGCACACCACGGCCCAGGATGACGGGCTGACTGTCGCCTTCAACGAGTTGGCGAACCGCTGGTACTTGGTGACAGTGCTGGCGAG